GCTTGCCGCCGCCGGCTTCCCACCATGATTTCAGCGCGGCGAAGCGACCACGCTGAAGCGGCGCGCATTCGGCTACGAGGGCGGCATGGCGCGCCTTGGCCTCGGCGGCGATCCTGTCGGCCTCCTCGGCCGAGAGGCGGATCGCGCGCTCGACCTCGCCATAGGTGGCGATGAGCGCGATCGCGCCGTCGTCGGTCGCCGGCACCGCCAGCGCGGCTTGCTTGCGGCGGCTCACAGCAATTCTCCCCGCTCGCTCAGCCAGTTCGGCCGTGCGGGCCACTCGGCGCTGTCGAGCGGCGAGGCCGGGTCGATCGTTGCGGTGAGATAGCGGAGCTCGTGGCGCCACGCGGTGAGTTCCTCGCGCTGCTCGGCCGAGATCGGATAGTCGGGCACGGCGAGCATGACGTCGGTCGCGGCGAGGAGGCGGTTGCGGCGGGTGCGGATGATCGCGAGCTGATCGGCGGGCGCGAGCGGATCGGGATCGACCGCTTTGGCTCGGCCGGCCTCGACGACGATCTGCTGTCCCTTTTCCTGCGCCTTCATCAGCCGCGCCCACTCGGCCTCGCCGACCGCGACGGCGTCGGCCGGAATCTTGCAGTCCGGGTTGGGCCTGTATCGCGGGGTGCGGCCCGCCTTGATCTGCTTTTCGGTGAGCGGCTCGGCGATCTGGCGCGGGCCGTGGATCGTCTCGTTGTAGAAGCCGCCAGTCGAGGGGCTGAAATATTGGTCCATGTCGCGCGCTCCTTTAGAAACCGATGGCGAAATAGGTGCCCGACGTGCCGGTATCGCCCGCGTTGAAGACGGTGGCGCCGCTCGCCGACTTGCCGCTGACGAACGGGTTGTTGTCCTGGGCGCCATAGTCGAGACGCCCGCCGGTCACGTCGCAATGGGTGCACATCGTCGGGAAGGTGGTCGGGAAGGTGATGTTTACCGAGCTGTTGGCGCCGACCGTATAGGTGCCCCAGACGAAGACGAGCCCGAGGATCGTCTTGTAGCCGGTGCCTGCGAGCAGCGCCCCGCCGACGCCGCCCTGCAGCGCGAGCGGCGTCACCGCTTTCGTGTCGTTGGTCCCCGCCGCGACCTCGGCCGCGCTCGCCTTCGGCACGGTGATCGTGCGATCGGCCGCGAGGTCGCCGCCGCCGGTCGCGAGGCCCGCCGCCGATACCAGGCGCGTCGTCGGCACCGCGCCGCTGCCGTCGCCGACGACGCCGGCGACCAACTGGACGATCGCCGCGTAGAGCTGGTTCTGCGCCTCGCCGTCGAGGTCGATCCCCGCTTCGGTGATGACGGTGCAGAGCTCCTCCTGCACGTCGTTCGCCCATTTCGCCGTCATCATCGTGGCCTGCTGGCCGATGGCGGGATTTCCTTCGCTGAATTGGCCGTTGATGTTTCCGGGACCGGCAATGCGCTCCATGATGCTCTCCTAAGGCAAAGTGAAATCGAACCAGACCAGCGGTTCCGGCGCGATGTCGTAGGCAAAGATGACGATGCTGTGCGCCGGGGCGGCGCGGCGAATGATGCATTCGAGGTCGAGCGAGCCGAAGCCGACCAGGCGTTCGCCGGCCCGGCTCTCGCCGACGCGAAAATAGCGGATGCTGAGCCCGCCGCCGTCGTCGATCGCGGGCGGCTGGACGTTGACCCGCCAGACATGCGCCCACGCCTCGCCATAGAGTAGATCGCCGACCCTGCCGGCTCCGACCCGGAAGGGCTGAAACTCGTCGATCGTGATCGCGAAACCCAGCGTCGCGGCAAGTCGGATGAAATATTCGCGCGTCTGTCCGCCGATGCCGGTGATGCGCGACTGGACCGCGGCGCGCCGTTCGGCGATCGAATCGGGCGCGGCGATGCAGCCATCGGGCAGACCGGCAACGCGCTCCCAATCGTCGAGCAGCTCGAGCGTCGTGCGCGGGTCGACCTCCTCGAGCAGATCGGACGCGCGGCCGTCGATGCGCGCCAGTTCCTCGGCCTTGGCGTGCATCAGCCGCATCAGCATGCTGCCGTCATCGCGCGGCCAGGCGCGGCCGCGCGGCAACAGCGCCGCAAGTTGGGCCTGATACGCAAGCGCGCTGTGCGGCGCGAGCTGGGCGGTCGACGGCGCCGTCACAGGAACTCGACCTCGCCGCGCACCGGCAGCGATCCCGGCGCCGCCTGGATGTTGAGTTCGGGCAGTTCCAGATCGTGCCAAGTCTCGCCGGCAGCGATCGAGATCGCCTCGCGGATGCGCGAAATATAGATAGTGCCGCCCGGCTCGGCATCGCGCGCGAAGAAATCGTCGAGCTCGGCGAGGACCGCGTCGCGCGTTGCGGCGCTATCCGGGACGAGGCGGATGCGCATGTCGATCGGAAAGGGCTCGGGGGCGAAGACGACGAGCGCGGCCGTGACCGGGCGGCGCTGGTCGATATAGGCATCGACGATATCGAGGTCGCCCGGCTGCGGCAGAATATCGACGCGGCCGTCGAGGACGAAGGTGACCCCGACCGTGCCGGCGCCCATCCAGCCCGGAAACACCCAGGCGCGGGTGACCTCGGGCACTTCCAGCGCCCAGCGCTCGTAATCGCCGCTCGACCCGCCGGTCGGTGGCGTGCGGATGCGGGCGAGCAGGCGCGCACGCAGCGCTTCGTCATCCTCCTCGAGCGCACCGCCCGTCAGGCCCGCCGGATCGACCGGCGCCGCGGCGTTCACCCCGGCGATCGGCGCGACGAAGCGCAGCACGGTGCCCGCAGCCGTGTCGCCGGTCGGGCCGCCGGCGACCTCCTCGACGGGGACGGCCGTGGCGGCGGGAAGCAGCGTGATCGCGGCTTTCGAGCGATATTCGACGCCGTCGTCGCGCACGAAGGCGGTTCCGGCGGGAATGACGGTGCCCTGGTTGCCGGTGACCAGCACATTTCCGGCGGCTCCGACAGCCGCCTTGCGCGTGAGGCCCCAGGTGCCGGCATGGCGCGCCAATATCTCCGCATCGGCGGTGTCGGGCAGGATTTGCCGCGAAAGCCAATCGATGAAGCCATAGAGGCCATGCGCGGCGCCGGCATAGGTACGCGCGAAGACGTCGAGCACGCTGGCGGGCAGCTTGCTGTCGGCGCCGGGCAGGCGGCTGTCGAAATCGCCGCGGATGCGGGTGATGATCCCGGTCAGCGTCGGACGGTTGAAGCTCACAGGCTGGCCTCCCAAACGAAATCATAAACCTGTCGCGACGGACCCTCGGGGCGATCGACGACGATTTTCAGCGCGATCATCTGGTTGCCCAGCCGCGTCGCCTCGACCGTGAGCTCGGAGACGATCCCGTCGGCCTTCAGCCAGGCGAGCGCCTCGGCCGCATAGACGCGGGCGCGCTCGACCGTCGCGGAGGTCAGCTTCTCGCGATTGAGCAGCCAGAGGCGCGAACCGAGCTCGCGGCCCGCGACCGGCGAATAGGCATTGCCCCACCATCCGCGCGGATCGGCGCCGTCGTCGGGCAGCGGATCATCCTCGCGGGCGCGGGCATCGGTGAACAGCGAGGCGTGGATCGCGGTGCGCAGCCCGTCGTCGGTGACCAGGCGCCCGCCATCGAGCGCGATATCGCCGCTGAAGCTGTCGTTCGACCAGAGGATGGCGATATCAGTCATCGAACAACTCCGCCGCGCATTCGCGACAATGTTCGCCGTCCAAGTCTTCGGGAAGGAAGGCCCCTCCGCAGTTCGCGCACTCGACGAGTTCATCGGAACTGATCGACGGGAGCGGGAAATCGTCGTCGGTCATTTGCCCGCCTTCGTCGTCAAGCGCAGACCGAAGGACACGCTGTAGCTGCCATCCTTGCGGAGGCGCACGGTAACGGTCTCGCCGACACCATAGGTGGCCTTCAGTCCCGTAATGCGGCCACCACCATTTTCCCTGCTGCCGACGATCTCGCGCGGTGGTCCTTCGAAAACATGCCCGCTCATTTGGCCGATCATCGCCGCCAGTTCGTCGAACTGGTCGCCGCGCGCGACTCTCCAGCGATAGGTGCCGACGCGCCGAACGCGCTTGGTGGCTCGCCGCGCGCTCATTCCGCCGTCACCTGCGAACTGCCGCTCATGATCTTGCCGGTGCCGAGGTCGACGTCGTCGCCGACGCGCGCGACCGGCTGCCCGCCGGCACCGCCCAGGCGAACGGCGCCGCTCTCGATCGTCACCGTCTCGGCCGTCACGTCGACAGTGTCGGCGTCGACCGTGACGGTGTCGCCGGTCACCGCGATCTCGGGCGCGTCGATCGTCACCTTCAGCGGGCTCGCGATCGCGATGCCGTCGCGCTTCAGGTGGATGACCTGGCCGAGATCGTCGAACAGCGCGACCTCGCCGGGCGCGAGGTTCTTCAGCCGGTAGCGGCGATCCTCGACCTGGACGACGATGACATGGCTGCGGGTACCGCCGACCGCGACGACAACCGCCTCGGCGCCCGGATGCGGATGGCTGGTAAAGCCATAGCCCTGAAAGCGCTCGACGCCATCCTGCACCTCGTCGGCGAGCAGTTCGATCTGCAGCGCCTGCGCCTGGGGCGCATCATCGGCCGCCGACACGACGGCGCGGCCGATCATCATCTGCAGCCGCCCGGCGATCGGACGCAGGGCGCGGGCGATCATGTCGCTCATAGCGCGCCCACCGCCGCGGCATCCGCGCTTTCGGGCACAGCGAGCAGGTTATAGGCGTCGGGCAGCGTCACCGTCAGTTCGGTCACCGTGCCGCGATCGTCCTTCACGAAGGCGACCTCGCTCACCAGCATCGTGCCGTCGATCAGCAGGAAGGGAGAGGTGAGCGAGACGCGCACGTTCGGCGTCCAGAGCTGCCCGTCCTCGCGGCGCCACCCGGCGACCGGCACCGTCGCGCGCTGCGCCTTGGCGGCGCGCGAGGTCGCTTCGAAGGCGGCGCGGTTGC